AACACCAAAATCTTCTTTCAGCCGTTTTTTGTATCTAGCGTCAACTTCAGCCAGCTTGCGTTCCCTAGCCTCGACCATGCCTGCGCTGCGCGGTGATTCCCCCGGCTCGTGGGCATACGCATCAGTCCGTGCTTGATGCCACTCTCTTTCCAGATTGTCAAAATCATCCATTTTTTTCGCCCATTCAGGGTTTGCTTCCCGTAGAGCGGCCTCTTCAGCATTGCGGTAGGCATACCAATTATCCGCTGCGGCGCGGTCTGCGTCGATAAACATATTTTCAATTGCATGATCTGTATCAGTAAGATAGCCGCCGCTCCCGTTTGCCTCCATGTAGTCTTCAAACTCACCGGGGAACCTGTCTTCTGGTGCCAGCAGCGCTTGCTCCTCGTCCCACTTAGCGCGGGCTTGACCCCATTCGTCGCCCTGCCTCCGAAGCATATCTTGGTACGCATCAGAGTCGTCTAATAACCGCCGTGCCCGCTTACTGATAACCGGGTTAGTCAAACTATCAAGCATCCGTAGCTTCTGCGCGTATTCAGGGAAAGTTGCAAGGGCGTTCTTCGCCACCCGTGTGCCGACCGTGGTCGGTTCAGGAGCCAGCTTCTTCAGCCCGCGTAGGCCAGCTTTGACGATATCAGGTGTTGCTGAAGCGACCGCCGCCGTACCACCAACGATACCGGCGTTTTTCACGAATTGCCGCCGTGAGGCGTCCATCCCTGCGTCGCTGACGGCATTCTGAAACTGTCGGGCCGCCCCACGGACACCGGCTTTGCCAAGCGCTGCCGTGCCCATACCCAACCCTGTAACGTCAGCACCAAGAAATAACGCGTCTGCTACCGGTCCTGCGCGTTTCTCTTGAATCTCAGGGATACGCAACCCGGAATAGCCGGGTACAGCGCGGTCTTTAAACGGGTGAAATCCGTAAGCCCACCGATCAAGTTCTTCGGGGGCCTCCCCAACAAGAAGGTTACCTGCCCCGCCCAAATAGGGAATTTGTGCGCGGTTCAAAAATTGACGAACGCCGGTAGCGGCGTCAGCTGCAGCCCCCAAATAGGGGCTGCGCTCAATAGGCGCTATCGTGCCATATTCGTCTTCAGGGTCCATTCCCCTAGTTTAAATAATCCCCACGTATCTTGGCCAGCTCATCGTCGGGCACCTTCACAAATTCTTCCCACGACATGGATTTAATCGCGTCAGCATCCAGTGGGCCGCCTGTCTTGTCGTGGTCCTGCCCAACACCGGCTGTGGCAGGCGGCTGCTGGCTGGCAGCCTTTACATTCTTGTCGATCTGCTGCTGTGCACGGCGCATACCCTGCTGGACCGCCTCCTCGGAGGGTTTATCCCGTAACGTCTCACCTTTCGCCTCTTTCAACGGCTTCAACAGAATATCAGTGGCTTCCACCAGTGCTTCGGCGGGGTTTTTGCCTTCGTTTTGCATGATGCCGGTAACCATCATCTGCACGCGGCGCACTGCGCTCTGGTCAAAAGCATCAGAATCCGGGTTAATTTCGGGGTATTCAGCCTCTAGCCGCTGAACTGTGGCGTCGTACTGTACCTCGATTTTGGCGCTGTTACGGGCGTTATCCGCCTGCTTGGCCATCCGCGCATTCTGCATGTCGTCGCGCAGCTGCAGCACCTGCTCCATGACGTCTGACGCCTTGTCGAGGTCGCCGTCAGCCAGCAGGCTGGAGTGCTGCTTCAACAACTCCTTCACCTTGGCCTGCGACTCCTCAAAATTCTCCGCTTCGCGCAGCTGTTGTTCACGCTGCTGGTACTGCTGCAGGCGTTGGGCCAGCTCGGCCTTCTCCGCCCGCTCCTTCTCTACCGCTTCCTTAAACCGCGACTGCGGCACCATCGGCGGCTTCTCTTCCTCCGCTTCAGACGGCTCTTCAGCGGGTTCCTCCGGCGCAGCAGCCTCCAGATCGAGATCCTGCTGAGCGGGTTCAGCCTCCAGCTCCGGCTCCGGCTCGGGTTCAGGCGCAGGCTCGGGGACGACATCGCCGCGTGCGATGGCTTCAGCTTGTGGGTCTTTTTCGTCAGACATTATTTATCTCCAGAGGAAGGGGGCTTCTTCGCTGCCGCTTTTTTGGCTGCAATCGTGGCCTTATTCTGCTCGTCCTTGTGTTTCATTGCAAGATCATGTGCTTCTTGGTCTTGCTCCATCTGTTGGTCATGCTCTTCCTGACTTTGGCGCATCTTTTCATCGAATTCTTGCATGGCCTGCAAGAATTCAGCCTGCTGCATACGGAAGTCCTGCTCAGCTTCGCGCCGACGAATTTCTGCCTGCTGCATCTGCTCCATGATGGCCGCCTGACGCTCGGCAATGCCATCATTCATGCCGTTCATCTCCATCTGCATCTTCAGCTGCTCCATCTGCGCCTTGGCTTGCTTCAATTCAGCATCAGCACTGGCCCGTTCAGCCTCCGCACGCGCCTTGGCCAGCTCCAGCTCGGCCTGCATCTTCTGCAACTCCTGCTGGTACTGTGCCTCCGTACCCTGCGACGCTTCGCGCATCTGCTTAATGATGTCGCTACGCCGGTTAAGACGGCTGTTTTCGATAAGTGTCTCGTCAGGAATCTGCACGCCCAGTTCACGCAGCGACATGGCCTGTTCGAACTGGCTATCTTCCAGCGTCTCGCGAGCGGGGGTGTTAGACACAATGACGTCGAACTCACCAATCGTCAGGTCGTGGGTAATCGCCCCGGTGTAGGGGTCGGGCTGGTTCACTTCCACCGTCTCGACGTCACCCGTCAAGCGATTAGCCGTAATATTCATAATTCTCGGCTCGGTGTAGTACTCCTGTACCATATCGAGAATGTTCCTCGCCAGAATAAAGTCCGTGCGCTGCATGGAGTCTTGCGGCCCTGCGAGGTTCAGTGAACCGCGATTCTGGTTCAGGGCGACGGCCTTGGCCGACACATCTTCACGCGCCGACCCCATCATGTAGTCTGTGACGCCAGAAATACCCTTGATGTGCTCCTCCGCCTTGTAACTGAAGCGGTCCAGCCCTTGTGGCGTCTGGTTTGGCTGAATTTTGGAGAGGGCGTCCATATCGTTGACCTCGACGACCAGCCCGGTCTCCGCACCGCGCTGCTCCAACTCTTCGATGGTCATGTTAGTTAAACCGCCGGTCTTCACCATCCAGCCACTATTCGCTGTCGTGTTAATCACGTGCAGCTCTTGGCTGGTGACCTTGTTCAGGTACTCCTGCGGGTCGAGCAGGTTCTCCACCAGCCCGATAGTCTGGCCGTGACGGAAATAGGGGAAGTACGGCACGATAGTAAAGTGTTTGTAGGGGCTCCAGTCTTCGTGCAGCACAATGTTGTCAGCCGTGACGCACCACTTGATCCGCTTAACCAGTTTCTTGGTAATACCCAGATTGAACTGCTGCTGGGCCATGGCGATACGCTCCTTGTCCCACGTATCAGGAACAGGCCGCAAATCCCCGGTCGCCAGATCCACAAAGTGGTCTTGGCGGGTCAACTTCATGTACTGCCGCTCAATTACACGAATATTGCGCAGCACTTCGCTCTGATCCCATGGCCCGATGTAGGGGTTGTGCGGATAAGTCTTGCCGAAGCGGTCACGATCTTGGTCGATGGAGTCGTATCCGTACGGGAACAGGCTGGCAGCCCGGTTCTTCAACTTCTCGGCCTTGTCCTTGCCGTACAACATCTCGATGTCCTGCCACGTCATCCACTTCGTGCACATGACGTCGTTCCACGAGTCGGGGTCGTAGTCCTCCGCATCAGGGTCGATCAACACATTTTTCGGATTCAGGCGCTCGATTCTGATCTCACCCATCATCGAATCGTTAAAATCCAACCGCGTGTCGAAAAAACCCCGGCTGGTGATGATACCGTCACAAAAAACGTCGGTACGCTTCCAATCCAGTTGGTTTGAGTCAGAAATTTGCCGGAATACCTTGGTCAGCACCTCCGCTGTCTCAACGGGGGCACCGGAACGAGGTTGGAACGATATATCCGTACGGTTCTGAATCTGCTCGCCCATCACGTTACCGATAGTCGACAGAATCTTGTTAATTGTCAGCGCGGGCCGCCGTGCTTGGCGGAGCATAGCCTTGTCAATCTCACTCCACTGCTTGCCGCGAAAAAAGTCGTTGCAGCGGTCGGCCTTCTTGATGAAGTCCGTGTGCCCTAAGTCACGTACCTGCTGATACCGCAGCCACTGGCGCTGCGCCATATCAATCTTCTGTTCTGCGGTCATCAGCGTTCCCTCAAAAATCTTATGCCGTCATGTGGCTGGTGCCTGTGAAGTCCAGCGTATTCAGCCGGTCCTTCCAACTCTTTATCCGCTCCGCTTTAGGTGCTTTAGGCGGTGCCGAGCCTGTCGCTAAGGTCACGCACCACGCTAACGCGTCCACAATATCATCGTGGGCACCTGCCGGGAAGCGGAGCAGCTCTTTCTGCACCTCAGCCAACCACGACGCCTCCTTGGGGAAGAACAACCGCCCCTGCTGCATCCTCCCCTGCAACGGGCGGGCACGGGCCAACTTGTCCGACAGCGGCTTCAAAATCTCGTAGGGCGGGTACAGCGCCCGCTCGTACATACACTTCTCCAGCAACGGGCGTATGGATTTCCATATCTGCCCGTCCTCGAAGCCCAGCGTTAACGGCGCGGTTGCTTCACTGCCCCAGCGCTCAGCCGCGTCGAGAATTTCGTTAACAATCGTGAAACTGTCACCCTTGAAGCGCACCAGCTCCACCACGTGCAGGTAGTCGCGCTCGTCCTGAATAATCGTCACGCCCACCGTGTAGTCGTTCTGCTGCTTCTCACCGATGGCAAAGTCCCACGCCTGAAACACCTTCCGCCCGTAGTGGTGCGGCGGCGTCGGCTCAAATTTAAAATACTCCTGCCGAAAGTAAATACCCTCGTCCGGCACAGGGTTCTGCTGGTACAGCGCCGACCACACGCGCGGCGGCTGGTTAGCCTTGAGCCTACGGATCATCTTCTCCGTGAAGCGCTCAGGGTGGAGCGCCTCCCCGGGCATACGCAGCAGGGTGTACTGCTCGTCCACTTCATCAGGTACGGACACCCCCTGCTCGCGCTGAGTTAGCCGCAGCGGCTCGTGTGCAGCGTCCAGCGGCTCGTCAAAACGATCAATCAGGTCCGTCTCCTTGTTGTGGTACTCCCACTTCTCGGCCTCAGCCGGATAACGGATAATCGTAAACTGGTCGACGTCAGAAAATTCTTCAGGGTCTCTGGCCGCATCTGCCATACGCTGCTGGAGACGGCCAGCCAAGTCATCGTCGCTCCAACAGGTCTGGATCAACAAGACGCCGCCCCCGGGTGCGAGCCGTGAATATGCCGTGGACCAGTACCACTCCCACAACATGTCCCGGGTCGTGATCGAGTCCGCCTCCATCTGGTTCTTGATCGGGTCATCAATCCCCAGAATGTGCGCACCCTTACCCGTGATACCACCACCCACGCCTGCCGCTGTAAAGCCGCCGCCCGCCGTCGTATTCCACGCTTCAGCGCCTTGGCTCTCCTTATCAATGTCACACCCGTCAAAAAGTGCCGTAAAACTCGGGTCACGGATCATTTCCCGCACTTTCCGGCTGAAGCGCATGGGCAGGTCGAGGTTGTATCCACAATTAATAAACTCCCACTCCGGGTGGTGCCAGAGCGCCCACCCCGGGAAGCGTATCGACCCCAACTCCGACTTACCGTGCCGTGGCGGGACGAGCAACATCAGTCGAGGAGACAGCTGTGCCTCTACATCGCGCATGAACTGCTCTAACCGCCGCGCGATGTCGTGGTGCACCCAACCGGGTTCATATAACGGCAGGAACCGTTTGGTAAATTCAATCAGGGAACGTCTGGCGAGGACACGCCGCGCTATTTCTCTCCGGACTTTCGGGTCGAGGTCCTGAACAAACCCGTCTTTAAGCGCTTCGGTCATACCCAGCGCGCGCGTAATGGGCGTCTGACGCCTGTTGAGTGGCTTCAATCACTTCCGTGAACTCTCCTTCAATCGCTTCGCTGTCTTCCTCAATCATTTCAAGCAATTCCGCGTCAGAAAGCGTCTCCAACTTATCAACCGCTCGTTTGGCAGTGATATTAACGTCAATTACCCGTTTTTCAGCAGCGTAATACCCACACATGCGCCCGATTTCACGCCATCCGGCGACCATTACACCGGGTTCAGCCTGCACTTTAGCCATTTCAATGGCTTCAAGCATGCCGTCCATGACCTTTTTCCGGGTCATCTGGCTCGCTTTTTCGTATTTGTGCTGCAAAAACTGAAGCGACTCCTGAACTTTGGGGTTTTTCATCAATCGATTTGCGTCGACCGGCGCATTATTGTACCCCGCTGCACGTGCGGCGGTGGTTTGTGGCATGCCGCGTAGCATTCCGTCGACAAACAGCTTCTGCTTGGCGGTCAGATCGATAGTAGGGTCGCCTGTAATCATTGCGGAGCGTCGTTTAGCCATAACTGAAAAAATTCCACAAAAATTTTTCAAAGTGTACACAGAAAAAGGGGGTGGGGCACTTCGGTTTTGGTTTTACTTGGTTAAAAAGCTAGAAAAAGTGGGTATTGCGGGGGTGTGGGGCCCTCCCCCCTCACTCCTCCGCGACCCCCCCACTTCGGATTCGGATCTCCGCACGGCAATAGGGGTCCCACACACTTCGTTAGGCTGGTTTTTTTGAGCAGGTTGATTGTCTGCTCTTCATTCAATCCTAGGAGATACATCATGGCTACTTCAAACAAGATCACCCCCGTAGATTTCACCATCACCGAGCGCATTGGTCAGCAGATCGGCGCAGTGCCGGACCTTCAGCCCGGGGTCGTCGCTGGTTTCCGCATGTCTCGCAACGAAGAGGTGCGTGCTTACCGCAAGATCAGCAATGCCAAGCGCATCGAGGACGGCGTGGCTACGTTGCTTGCACAACTTCAGTCCTAGTTCGGATAACCCCGGTCTCTTCGGAGATCGGGGTTTTTCTTTGCTGCCCTGTGTTCTACGTGGTGTGGCCGCGTCGTCGTTCGTGCTACCGACACACGGAGTGCTGTTCGATTATCTAAAAATACGCGGGATCACCCGTAATTCGTTAGGTTGATTTTTGTGCGACAGGGGTCACGGTGGGTGGCCCTTGCGTAAATAAATCGGAGTAATCGACATGTCTGAATCTACATACACAATCCGTGAACGTGGCCTTGTTGTTTTCTGGGAGGGGAATCGCATAGATTTCACCCTGCGTGACCCTAACAAGGGCGTTGCAAAAGCCACGCTCCTGTTCTCGAATATCGAGAAATCCGAAGACGGAAACGCCTTGTGCGCCAAGGACACCGTACTTCTGGATGGCAAGCCCATCCGCGCTGTCTGTAAAGTCTTTGATCGCAAAACCGGCGAGCGTATCCCGAACAGGATCGGCGTTGTCTGGAACGCTGACCCAGATGCCGAGCCGATCAATCTCGGACTGACTAAAGCCCGCAATGGCGGTAAGGATTACTACTATCGCGGACTGGAGACTGCCAACGACCGCGCACGTCCGAAAACCATGGACGATGTCTTCAACATGGACTTCGGCCAGCCGTCGAAGCCCGAAACTGACGAGATCCCGTTCTAATGAGCGAGTATCAGGTCGACCTCACCGACGACGTCATCGAAGAAATCTTTGATGCCGACTACTATCCGCTGCCCAAAGCGGATTGATTGCAACCCCGGTAGTCTCGGCTATCGGGGTTTTCTCATGGAGCCCAATGTCCAAAGGAGGACGCCGTGACATCATACGACTATGCAGCATCTGAATGCAGAAGCTATCGCGCTCACTTTCATCATGACCATTTTCATGACGAAGAAGGCAATGAATTCTGCCAAGGTGAGCATCGCTCACGCATCGATGAACTGGAACGCATCGCAGGCCAAATTCAAGAATATGGCTACAAAATCGTAATCCGGTTCGCAAATACTGAC